CTTGACATGCCTGAGTTTATTGGAGGTGTCACTCAGGATGTCATGCCTACTATGGTGACTCAGACTACAGAAGGTGGAGAAGGTTCTCCTCTTGGTTCTTATGCTGGTCAGTTGTCTTGTGTTGGTACGTCTAAGCATTCTATTCGTCATTACTGTGATGAACCTGGTTGGATTATTGGTATCCTTTCTGTCGTTCCGGTTCCGAATTATTCTCAGTTGCTTCCGAAGTATTTTATGCGTGATAATGTTCTTGATTATTTCTTTCCGGAGTTTGGCCATATAGGTTATCAACCGATTACTTATCGTGAAGTTTGTCCTATACAGGCTAAAGCTGCTGGTAAGGACCTGTCTACTGTGTTCGGTTATCAACGTGCTTGGTATGAATATATATCTCGTGTTGATGAAGTTCATGGCCAGATGCGTACATCTTTACGTAACTTTTTGATTAATCGTGTGTTTGATGTTGCCCCGGAACTTTCTGAATCTTTCCTTTTGGTTGATCCTTCTCAGACTAATGAGATATTCACGGTAACTGCTGAGAATGAAGATGTTTGGATGGGTCAAGTATACTTTGATTATCAGGCTAAAGAGCCTATTCCGTTGTTTGGTATTCCTAAACTTGAATAATTATGAAAGAGAAATTTGTATCTACTGGCCGTCTTTCACATTGTGTTGCTGATGGTCTTTTCTTGCGTACCCGTCAAAATTTGGCGTATACTCCATCTCAGATGATGAAGCTTACGGAACGTGGTATTCCTGTTTCTTCGCAGAATATGCCAGAAGGTTCTTTTTTTGATGGTGAAGTTAATCCTTCTTGGACAG